ATGCAATATCTTTTCCAAGAGGTTCACACAACATTTTTGTGGACTACACTGCTGGCTATGCTCAAGCAAGCGTACCATTGGCACTTCAAGAAATCGCATGGGAACTCGTGGCGACTGCCTACCATGGCGGGAAACATGATCCAACAGTTGCGAGCGAGTCACTCGATGGGTATTCTTACTCAACGCGAAACGCAATGGAGTTGAGGGATGACCAAATGAGGCGAATGTACCAATATCGAAGGAACGCGGAATGAGTCTATCGGGAATGATTCAATCTTTGGGTGTGTCTTGCGATATTCACACCGTCACTGAAACGGTCGATGCTGGTGGCTTTCCTATCCGCACCTATGCTGTTTCAAAGAGTAATGTTGAATGTGCAATTTTTCCCAGTGGTGCTGATTCTGCTGTTGAGGGTGGGCGACCGCGTGGCAAGATATTCGCAAGAGGATATTTGCTTCCATCAATTTCAATCAATCATACCGACCGAATTGTGTTTGCGGATTCAGACACAGGCACAACACGAACATTTGAAGTTACTGGCTCAAGACGTTCATTGATGCTTCACAAAGACAACCACATGCAAAAAAGGATTGTCGATTTGGTGGAGATTGAGTAATGGGTGTAACATCTGAATGGATGGGTGACGCATTTGAAGAAGGTTTCTATGATGCCATCGGTAAAGAACTTGTGAAGTCTGCAAGTATCTTGCGAAGGAATCTATCAACTGTACTAGCAAAAACTGGAAAATCTCCACCACCATCGCCAGATGGTTCAGATATTCCATTCAACCGAACAGGCACGCTTGCTCGGTCTTGGCAAGCATCGCCAAAAGCACATCGGGCTGGCGATAAGTTCACCGCAGGGGTTAGAACAAATGTCATGTATGCGTTGTACCTTGTCAAGAAAACAGGAAAAGGCAGACGCGACTATATGAAAGAAGATTTGTATTGGTATCAAAAAACAGTGGCAATGATTAAGAAGCGACTTGACCCAGACCGCTTGATAAAAGTGGCAACAGGAAGATTCCGAACATGAGCCAAGCAATTAAGACAGCCCTATACACAAAATTGACAGCCGACCAAACTGCTGATTCATTCTACGATGACGTTGGTGGCAGGATTTTTGAAATGGAGGGCAAGGATGACTCCGCGCTTCCGTTGGTTGTTTATGACGTAACGTCCACGCCAGTTGAGGGATTGTACAACGGGAATGTGATTGTCAAATCACAAGTGGTTCTCACCTTGTATGGGCATCGAAGATTTGGAGCAGCAGCACTTGGAGCAATCGAAGACAAACTGTTCACACTCATCAATCAGGCGACACTTGCACCAAGTGGGTACGATAGTAACACAGTCATGATCTGTCTTGACCGTGATAGACGGACTGTGTTTGACGAGATAATTGCAAGCGAAAGCATATACGCAATAGAGGCAACTTCAAATTAAGAGGCAAATGAAATGGCAAGAATAGTTGGAAACGAAGGGTCAATGACATGCAGTGGTCATGGCATTACTGCAAACGCTTGGTCAATGTCAATAAGTAGGGTTGTCAATGATGTCACAGCATTTGGTGATGCGACATCTGCTTTCAGGGGTGGAGTTCCCACATACACGGGAAGCATATCAGGATTCATGGATGATGGTACTGACCCGAATTTGGGTTCGGCTGAATTTACAACAGGTTCAGAAGTCGACATTGTATTGATAGCATCGGCTGGCAATCAATACTCTGGAACTGCTGTCATATCAGGTGCTTCGATGAGTACATCAAAAACAGGCGATGCAACACTGTCGCTTGATTTCTCATTCACAGGTGTTGTCACTGAAGCATGGTCTTGATGCACGATTGATTTTTGTGCTATGCTTCACGCATGAAACACGAACGAATTGAAGTGACGACCACCGATGGGTCTGCTTGGCTTGACCGTTTAACGCCACGCCAAATGATTTCCATCGGTGATTGTCTATGGTCAGAAAAACGAAAACGCTTGATTCAAGACATGAAAGATGCCGAGGTTGATTCTGCTGAACGCATGAAAGCACTTGAAAGGCATGAAGAAAATCGTGGCAAACTTGGTGAACTCATCAACTACGCTTGCACTGGTCAAGGTGCGTTGGCGATTATTGAGGAAGCATCAAAAAGCCCAAATGCTGAAAATGCAGATGGGTTGCCAGACAATTTTGAAGGCATGTCTGAACAAGCCATGTCGATTGCACTCATGCTTATCGGTGTTGAGATTGAAACAAGCGAAAATGACTCAAAGGCAAAAAAAAAGAAGTCGAAAGAAAACCAAAATGGGTGACAGAATCCGCTTTGATTTCTCACTATTTTGCTGGCTTTGGCAATCCACTCGATCTGCCCATTGATTTGTTCTTGATATTGCTTGGTAGAATTGGGTACGTTCGGCAACTTGACAGCGATGAGCCGATGAGCGATAGAGAATTTGTCGAGTTCGCATCAGCGACACAAATGTTTGAGGATTAGCAATGGCTGAAAACATCGGAAAAATTGTAGTTGCCATTGAAGCCGAGGTCGCAGAACTTCGCAAGGGACTTGCACAAGCCGAAGCAGAGTTCAAGAAATCTGCCAAAAGAATTGAAGCACAGCAAAAAACTCTGGGCGCAAAGTTCAAGAAGTCTTGGACGGAATTATCTGCAAAAATAAATGTCTACACGATGGCTCTCGGTGCAGCGGAAAAAGCAGTTAAAACAATTGATGATGTGACAAAAATCTGGGGCGATGATGCCCTTGAAACACATGACAAGGTGATTGGAACATTTGATGCCCTAGCAAATTCTGGAATCCCTGTTGTTTCCCAATTAACAGGACTGGTTCAAGCACTTGCGTATGCGTTCAGCGATTTGGATGAAATTCAAGCAGATACTGCTGCGATTGAAAAGCAGACCAATTTGGTTAGAGCGCAAATGAAAATGCGAAACCAATCAACCGAAGAATTGAAAAAGCAACTTGCAGTGGCAAGGGGTCTGAACAGTTCTATTACAGCAAGATTGGACGGCGAGTCTGGCATATCTCAACAATACGAAATGCAAAGAAAAGCGATGCAACAACAACATCAAGCATCAAACAGAGATTTTGCAGAGCGACTGAGGGCAACAGGGGCAATGTCGCACATTGTTGAGGAAGAGGTAGAAAAACGAAAACAACTTCAATCACAATTGATAGACGAACTGAATGAAAAAGAACAATTGGCAATGGAAGATTGGTACAAACGCCAAGATGAAAAACAGGAAAGAGAAAAGGAAAGAATCAGAAAAATTGCAGAAATGGAAGAGGCAAAGGCAAAGGCGGTTGCTGACAAGACCAGAGATATGCAAACGAAACTCGATATTATGAAAGCAAAATCGTTGGGTGATGAAGAGGAAGCACAAAGAATTGCAATCAAAGCCAGATACGCAAAGATGATTGAAGGTGCGAATGATGCACAAAAGAAGATTTTGGAACAAATGCAGAGTCTTGAACTGGGCAAGGTAGGTACTGGCGGTGGCGACACCGCAGATGCTGGTGGTGGCGGTGGTGGTGGAACTGCGACCATTTCAACTGCGGTCGGTGGCTTCACTGTTGCCAGTGGCAATATGGAAATCAAAAAGCAAACAAGTCTGCTCAAACGTATTGCAGATGCAACAGAAAAAATCGGTGAAAAAAAGGGTGGTGGAGAAGTCGTCATTCTCGCCTCTTAATTATGGCAACTACAATCACGGAAAATCTACAGGGAACACAGGCGGGCTCAATTGATGCTGCTGGCTCAAGAACACTTCAACGTCACTTCACGGTTTTTACTGACAACAATGAATCATTGCAAGAGGTGATTGCAGCGATGGATGCGCACATTGCACCGATGTCAACCTATGAAGTTGGAACTATTGGGCATATCACAACAGGTGCAGCAGTTGAAGCGACATATTGGGGAACAAAATCTTGGTCACGACCAGAAGGCACGACCGATACATGGTCATTCACTCTCAATTATTCAACCGCCCCTTCTGCTGGTGGTGGCGCAACTGGTGAAGATGCAGTTCTCACAACGCAAGGCGACACAAGAGCCACAACAAAAGCCGTATATCGAAAAGACCCCGACACTGACAATGTTGACAATCCCGATCCTTCAACAGATATTGGTGGTGAATCAATTGATGAAGGTGGAACGCCAACATCAATCACTGCAATCGACAGACGATTCAGCACAACCGAGCAGATGCGATTCTTTCCGAATATCGGAATGTATTCTGCCTTGGCAGGAAAACGAAACCAAGGGATGTATGAAGGCGGTGCATCTGGTTCGATTTTGTATCTTGGCTTCTCATGGTCATACGACACATCAAGCGGATTGTGGAGTGTTTCCCATCAGTTTGCTGTTGATACAAAAACGCATCACGCAGAACAAGTTGCAAAGACTGACCCGCAAGGCGATGTTGTCAAAGTAAGGGAAAACATAGGTGATGTTGAATTATCGTTTGCATCGCATGTATTTTGGGTACAGCCATTTGAAAAAGCATCTTTCAAAGATTTGCCAGAGTTTTCCGTCTGATGCCTGACTTACCAAAAATCAACCGAATGAAGTTTGGAGTCATTGACGAGTCGTATATGAATACACTCGCGGATGCTTCTCAGACATTCAACAGCATAAAGCCAGCAATTGAAGCATCAATCGCAAAGGTCAGAAGGTTGAAGTCATCGCCATTTCTAGCAATGATTACATCTAAAGAACCTATGATGACAATTGAAATTACAAGGTCGAACGGTACAACCGAGGAAGTTGATGTCATGTGGAAGTATCATTGGTCAACCAGAGAAATCACATCAGTTGACGGGGATGAAATCAACACCTCGGCAACCGACCCACCAATCACAACAGAAGACATTTCCAAGTCGATTGATATTGACCCGCAAGGTGGTGACTGGACTGGAGAAATTGTTTCAGGTCTTGCGTTCAATCTTGCCGAAATGTCAAACAGTAGCACTTATCAAACCGATGGCATAATTTTTGGCGTGAATGTAAGGGGTTCTTCGTACCCACTTGGCTTCCTTCCCTATGGAACTGATGTCGGTTCGTATGTGATGCTTCAAAAAATCTACGCAAATGACATGAGTGCAATATACTTCTTCGACCGTCAAGGCACTCATGATGGAGGTTGTGAATGACTTTCAATCGTATTAGATGTGCTTGTTGTGTTGAAGACCCGCCACCGTGCATCTTTGAGGGCGAGGAAAGTGATTGCCCCGATTCGTTCACATTAACAGTTACAGTTCCTGCGCCCACTGTTAAGCAGGGTTGTGATTGTACTTTTACTACGGGTGGATGGACAGGTGAAGTAACCCTTAACAAGGTAATGACTGGTGCGTGTGTATGGGCAGGTACATCAACACCATATTGCACAACCGATACTCACTGTGTTGACCCCAGAGAAAGTAACATTGGTTGTTGGAGAGCATCGGATATATTCAGTGGAATAGATGGTGGTGAGATTCACGACAACAATTGCTGGTCAGCACAGAGTTGGGGTGGGTGTGATTGTCGGGAAAGAATTGGAAGTCAATGTCAAGCCAGTGGGGTTGACAAAGTGGAACGCAAAGATGTATATATGTTGCATACAGAAGGCGGTGGCGGGGACCACGACCCTATCATATATGAATACTGGTGCGGTTGCAGTGCAGATGTCGTTCCGACGACACCGTGCGGTAGTTCTGGTTATGTTGGTCAGAATCCTTTGTGTGAGGACGGGACTTGCTGTGAAAGGTGTGGTGAATGTTCAAATCAACCTCTTCTCTTCACGCAAATGTATGGGGGCGTAGGAACTTTGTTATGGGCGAAATTATCTTGGAATTATCACTATGACAGATTTGTATTGACCGTCAAGACGATGGGACAAGCAAATTTCGCTGGTATCGTTGCATCTTGCGATGGCACATACGGTAGTCCCATTTATCAAACACCACAGTGCATGAATTATTGCTTGGGCGACACAAGTACATCTTGTGAGAACCTTATAGAAAGCGATTCTACAAATTTGTTTCTTCCATACAATATAGATGATTTTTTTACGTCATGGGATGACCCTCATCTATGCCCATTTGTTGACCCGTTTTCTCTTATTGCAAACAGTCAAACTACGGAATCATGGGTTTTTGACCCTTCAATTCTTCCGACAAATTGCACAGACTTGGATGGATTACACTCAGCAAGTTCATCTGTTGAATTTGCAAAAGCACATTGTCCCGTAGAAACACATTGTGATGCAGAGGACTATCGTGGATATTTTAACCTCGCTTCGCCATTTTCAGTCAACTGGACTCTTGATTTGGACTCTTGATGCGTAATCCAGTCAAATGCAATTTTTGGAGAAGGGTAAAAAATAAAGAGGATTGTTGTTGTGGTTGTGAGGGTGTATGTACTGCTGGTGTAGTGGACAATCCAACAATTTCATTTTGCAACACAACCTGTCCAGCAAACACATCAAAGCCCGACCACTACTTTGTTTCTGGAATTGATTACACAAAAAAACCGTCAATTCTTCAAAAGATATACGCATATCTGAAAGCAGAATCATCAATGATTATTGCGGGGCGATTGAATGACAGGATTTTCAAACAACGAATGAATACTTGTCGAACGTGTGAACACCTTGTCCAGAGCGATGATGAGGTTGGGCATTGTGGGGTGTGTGGCTGTGGAATGAACAGACGCGCTGCCTTGACCGTGAAGGGTAGAATGCCTAGTGCAGAGTGTGTCAAAGGCAAATGGAAAAAGTGAGGTAATTCAAAATGGGTGTATCAACCACATGGAACGGAAGTGCGGACGGTGACTGGGACAACGATGCGAACTGGTCGAACGATGCCCCTGTAGCAACGGGGACAGCCGTAATTGATGGTACAGTTTCAATCACTGGCGGGACTCCTACTGCTGAAGTAGTAGACAGAGTATATGTTGCCAACTCATACACGGGTGCAATCGGTTCTGTTGGAACACCTTTGAAGTTGGATGTTGAACAACTTTCAATTGACAATAACACAAGCGGTTCAACGCACTATATTGATTTGCTTGGTGTAACGAACACCACTCCGACAGTCATGGTTGATGGGACAAAGACAGGGACAGCGTTGTATCTTTCAGGCGATTTGAATTTGGTCATTGTTGAACCAACATTTGCAGGAACGATGTTTTTGGGCAATTCTGGTACTGACCCCGCAGAAATCAAAGATTTGGTCATGCTTTCCACCACTGGAACTGTGGATGCTTCAGTTGCTGCGAATGTCGCATGGGTTGCAAGTTCGACAATTGATGTGCAATCTGGCGTGTTGAACTTGGGTGAAAATATCGGGACAAACTCGACAATGACAGTGAGTGGTGGAACGGTCAATGTGAGTGGATGGACAGCCGTTTCGGCTGGAACGCCAGACACCTTGGTCATGCACGGCGGGACTGTGAATTGGAGTGCTGGGTCGCTGGGTTTGACTCCGAGTTCCATCAATACAATTCATGTCATAAGGATGGTGGGTGGAACTTTCACAACCGCAGCGAATGACAAGGCGTATATCGGTCTTGGTGAAATCACGCAATATGGTGGAACTGTGAATCTTCAATCATCATTTGCAAATGTTGACATCAATACTGCATACAATTCATACGCTGGTACGTTCGTCTATCCGAAACAGTCAGTCATCACAACGACCGCAAAATAGGCGAATCAATGAATGGCTTCAAAGTGGGCTAGATTCTGCACGATCAGTTGTACGCATTGCCCGTACCAGAACGAACGGGCAATTGATAATTTGTTGAAGGAATTGAAGGGTCGCAAGTTGACGCATTTCATTCATCTTGGTGATGTTGTTGATGCTGAAGGTGCAAGCGTTCATGCAGACGACCCAAGCGGTCATACGTTGTATGAAGAATTTTGCGTTGCAGCGAGTTTGCTTGGTAGGATTCGGAAGGCGTTGCCAGCAGACTGCGAATTGATTTTGCTTGACGGGAATCATGATGACAACATTCAGCGTCCAGACTCAAGACGAGTGCCGAAGGATTTCCGTGACTTGTGCGACCCTCGCAGAATGGAGGGTGTGAAGGACGAGTTCAAGCGGTGGAAGCATGTTCCGTACAGGCACGGGAGGATCGGCACGTTCCGACTGGGGAACGTTATCTTTGCACATGGATTTGCTGCGGGTGCAAATTCAGACGAACTTGAAGCCATCACGCTTGCGAATGACTGTCATGGAATGCTTGCCAATCAATTGGTCATTCGTGGACATACACATCGTCCCGTTCCACCGACTCAATGCAAACGATCGTCAAGGGTGAAGTTGCCAGTGTGGTTTGCGAACGCTGGCTACATGGCATTCGGTGAAGGGAATAAACGAGCGTCATATACTTATCGGTTCAGCGTATCCGAATGGAAACACGCGTGTATCTTTGGCGAATGTCAACTTGGTCGGGTCGGTCGAATGGGCAGAGATTCTTGGCGCGCGGAACTTGTTCTGCTTTGAATTGAAAAGTGCCGAAAAACTTTTTTCGATTTTGAAAAATACGCACTGCCAAATTCCAACACCCAGAATAACATACTTCTCATATAAGCCACACACAGCCCGATACACGGCGTTTCTCGCTTTAGATGGGGTTCTGGTCGTTTATATCAAGAACGCCTGTATCGCTCTTATTATCGCTCTCAGGGCAAGACCCCGTTTCTGGCTCAATAATCGAAGGTGTCGAAGATGCCCGTCTTTTGACACAGGGCATCTTGGGCATCTTGGGAATTTTGGGCTGAAAACAAAGAATCCAAAAAAAAGCAAAAAAGCGAAAATAAATAAAGAGTAATCGACATATTGGTCGATGTTTGCTGTACATTACATCTGCAAGCAATGGTGCTTGCACAATCTCATGAAAGGAAATACTATGAGAAATTTACAAAAACGGACAGTATTTTATGTCCAACAAAATCAGGACGGGAACTGGGTTGATTTATATTGCCTCGATTCCCAAGAAGATGCAAGAAATTGGGCTGAGAAAAACAAAATTCTTGACGCTCAAATTCTTGAAGTAGAAACCGCAACAAGAAATCCAGAACTGGTGAATCAGATGTTTGTACACGATGAGTCATTTGTAGACCCGATGACGGACGAACAATTTGTAGAAAACTATTTTGAAAACATCAGAAAGGAAAAAAACGATGATGAAAAATAAAGAAATGTGGAACGAAGTCAAAAAGCACTTCGAAGATTTTAGTATTGAAACCCAAGCAAAAATTGTTGGGCTTGCTGAACATCTTGATATTGATTCTGAAGATGTATACGCCATTACTGTGAGCGATGACGAGTGTACTTTTGAAATACACTCAGGCGAATGGTTTGTTTGTACAGACAATGAAGCAGATGAAAAAGCAGAAGAAGATATTATGCAATCTGTTTGGGCATTCAATACCGACTTTCTACTTAGTTTCATGCCAAGATACATAACAGAAAGTATGCTCGATGCTTGTAAAGAAAAATGCGAAGATGCAAACGATGATATTTTGCAACTAATCAAAGCGGGTGAGGGTATGGAAAACTT